AATTGGTTTTGTTACATCTATTGAAGAAAATGATTCAGAAAATACTTATTGTGAATTAATTATGCTTAATGGCAAAAGAAGAAAAGTTAAGAATTATATGGGTATTTATCCCATAATTTCATCTCATAATTTAATTCATAACCCAAATAAAAGCGTACAATTAATTGATTTCTAATTAGTTAAAACCCCCCTTAAAATAGGGGTAGTTTTAATTTAAATCAGTCAAAAACCCCCATGAATTAGGGGTAGTTTTAATTTAGCAAAGAATAAAATATATCTATAATTTTTTTGTATTAAGAAAAATAAGTTTTTTTGCCTTAAAACTTCATTTTTTGAAGTTATAATTGATTTTATCAATTTATTGAACTAAATTTGTCGTTAATGGCAAATATTCGGTTTTTTTTTAGCATTAATTTCCTCCAGCGGACATCAAATATTGGGTATTTGCCATTTCTAAAAAATGGCACATATAACTTATAAACTAAAAAATAAAGTCGTTCCTTCAGTTACCACTATTTTAAGTAGATTTAAAAATTCTACCGGATTAATTATTTGGGCCAACAACTTAGGGCTAGAGGGTAAAAAATATCATAATGAATTAAACAAGGCAGCCAATATTGGAAGTGATTTACATGAATTGGCCCAATTACATATTGAAGATTCAAAATATGATCTTCCACAAGATCCTATTGTATTAAATTGTTTTAATAAATTTTTGTCCTGGTGGAATAAATATAAGCAAGAAAATTTAGAAGTTATTTTTTGCGAAAAATCTTTTATATCAAAAAAGTTTTTATATGGCGGAACTGCCGATCTCTTAATAAAAAAAAATAATGAATATGTCTTAGTTGATTTTAAAACTTCCAAAAGTATTTACCCTGATTATTTAATTCAAGGCTCTGCTTATAAGCAGATGATTGAAGAAAAGTACGATTATAAAATAAATAAATTTTTAGTTGCTCGTTTTGGTAAAGAGACTGACGACTTTGAAATTAAAGAATTTAGCCTGGATAAAATTAAAACAGCCTTTGATTATTTTAAAATTTTAAGAAAGGCATTCGACCTGGATAAAAAATTAACAAAACTCATAAAGGAGAGTAAATGACAGAAATAGAAGCTATGCCAAAAAGTATTGCCACAGCTATTAATGAGGTAATGCTATCTTTAAAAGGGCCATTGATACATGATGCTAAGAATGATTATCAAAAATATTCTTACACCAGCATTGACGGCTTTTTAAAACAAGTACACCCTGAGTGTGCTAAAGCTGGGTTAATAATTATACCCCACGAAAAGTCATGCACTATTAGTGATGGCGGTAAATTTTTAAGTGTTGTTTATGAATATGTGTTAGCTCACAAAGACGGCAGCACTTGGTCATTTCCGACCACAAAACATATTGTCGTACCTTTTGGTAGTGGAACTGCTATGGGTACTGCTCAAAGCTATGCCCTGAAACAATTTATGCGTTCTTTGTTTCAGTTAAGCACAGGGGAGCAAGACGATCTTGATGCTTTAGATAATCCTAAACCTCAAGCAAACAAAAATGAAAAAAAGAGGGAGTATTCTGAATGAGTTACGATAAAGAATTTGTCAAAGGTATGTATGTAGAAAAGGCCAAAGTTGATTGGGTTAAGGCCACCATATCTATTAATAAGGCACAGTTTAAAGAATGGTTCGAAGATAAACTCCAGGACTCAGACTCTAAGTCAATTAAAATTGATATTAAAGAGTCTAGAGAGGGTGCTTTATATGCTGAGGTTAATAATTATAAAAAAAATGATGATGTGCAGCCTCAGCATGATGATAGCGAACTAACATCTCTAAGGGAATCTGTAAGGGGTGTGAGAATTGATGACGATATATCTTTCGAATGATCTTAACTATCGTTTCAATAACTTTAATCCTGGCCATAGCTAATTTGTTTATGGTTTGGGCTATCGGTTCAATCGTTCATGAAATTAAGGAGAATAAAAATGAAAAAAATTAATATTTCTCATATTGAAAAACACCTATTTGACGAAACTAAACACGACAGATATTGGGACAGGCAGAAGTATCCCTACCCATTAATTCAAACTAAACAAGTAAAAATAGTAAAGGTGCTAAATGCTGAATCACACAAAAACTTATCTAACATTTTTCCAATTAAGAGACACATCGGAAGTTAGTTGTGTTATGTGTGGTAACCAGGCACAAGATATCCACCACCTATCCCCTAGAGGGATGGGTGGTTCTAAGTGTAAAGACTATATAGAGAACCTAGCTGCACTTTGTAGACAACACCATGAAAAGGCCGAGCATGATCCTAAATATAATGCTCAAGTTAAAATTGCATTACTCGAACAAGTTATATTGAAAGTTAAATATGATGGAAGATTTTAACCCTAATAAAATTGCGGAAGCAAAAATGAAAGCGATAAAAGAATATCGTGCTGCAAAAAGAGAAAGAGATAGAACTGAAAGATTATTAGAATATCAGTTAGATCAAACTTTTATAAATCTTAAATTTAATGAACTAAAAATGTCTGTTGAAGATCGTAAAGCAAGAGCCAGGACAGACGAAAGTGTAATTGCCTTGAGAGTAGAATTAGAAAAGGCCCAAGAAATAATGGATGATAAATATGCGGAGCTAGAAAGGGTTATTACTAAAATTGAATTTATGTTAGATGCCAATGCAACTAACAGGCAAGAAATGAAACTTGGGAGTTTAGTGACATGAAATATCCTACTAGAAAAATTGGTAGGCTTTGGCAAGGTAAGGCATCTATTAAAGATTATGAAATTGAAAAAGCCATTCAAAAAGGTGGCATGATTTTAAAAAGATTAGACATTGGTGAGGAAATGTTCCTGGATGTTGACCAGCTTAGATCCGCATTAATGACAAAAACAACTAAGGTTTTTCCACCTAGATATAAAAATGAGCCTGAATTTAGGCTTTGTAATATTTTTTGGAAATCACCTAAAAACACAAATCAAGGAGTATTAGTATGAAACAACTAGAAGAACTATATACAATTAGCGAAATATACCCCATTTTTAAGCTAAAAAATGAAAGGTCTTTGAAAAGGTTGATTAATCAACTATTATTAAAGCATCCAAAGGCTACTTGTTTGAATCGTAAAGTCGGCAGTCGGCACATGATGACCGCTGAAGATATTGAGGAGATGAAAACATTATGCTTAAACTTATAAAAATTGGTAAATCTAAGTTTTACCAAATATCAGGAACTTACTATTTAGATGGTAAGGCTGTCTATATTCGAAACAAATCTACTAAGTGCATTAAAAAAAATGATGCTGAAAAAATTCTTAGTGACTTTATTCAAAATGTTAAGGTCTCTAATGATAGTAGAATTACATTTAGCCAGGCAGTTGATATTTACCTGGATAAAAAAAAGCCTCGTAAAGATAGACGCAGATATTTTGAACACATCAAAACCTTATCAGAGCAGCTTAAAATTTTATTCTTAGACGAGCTTACTGATGATGATGTTAAGAAGTTTTATTTAACTAGATATTCAGCAACAACAGAAATTGGTGCTAGGATTAGAAAACATGATATTAGTAATTTTAACGAAATTGAAATTACTGAAAGAAGAAAACTATCAAGTAATAATAACACTATTAATACAAGTTTAATCAATCCCTTACAGGCCCTTATTAGGTTTGGTAATACCGGCAATAGAAATTGGTGTTCAAATTTTAATTTAGAGAAGCTACCAATTTTAAGCCAAGATTTGCAAATTAAACATTGGTGGAAACTTGAAGAAATAAAACAATGTATGCAGCACCAGGACTATGAGATTAAATTTTTATTAATATTTTTATTTAGAACAGGATGCCGACTTCAAGAGGCATTAAGATTTAGCTGGGAAGAAAAAGACAACTTTGGCAATCCTATAATAGATATGGAAAATAAGATTTTAAGAATTTTTCAAAACAAAACAAAAACATTTAGGCCAATTCCTATTCATGAAAATAACTCTGATGTAGAGGTTTCATTATGGCATTGGTTAAATAAAATAAACAACAGGCAAGGCAATTTATTTACCTGGAAGAACCTCCAGGACAAAAAAAATTCAAATCTAGGTATTGGCAATCGCTGGAAAAAAATGTGTGAATTTGCAAACATTGATCCAAATAAAAAGCGACACGCAGCTAGACATGGTTTTGCATCAATCATTGGGAACAATGGCGGTAGTGATAAAGATATTAGGTCTTTAGGTGGGTGGAAAACTGAGGGTATGGTGGATAATTACACTCATATAGATTTGGAAAGAAAGAGAGAGATTCTAAATAGGCTCTAAAAAAATCGAGTATTTATCGAGTAAAATGATAGAAACCATTGATAAATATAGAGTTTATATTCCTTGCACACCATTGGTAAGAATGGTATCTCTTTCAACAATGTGCAAATTCAAGCAATTTTTAGCACTTTGGATAAACGAAATGCCAGGTATTTCAATAAAATGCAAAAATAAATCGAGTATTTTTCGAGTACCTGGTGTTTCCTTAAATAAGGAGTACCCATGCGTAAACTATATTTTGAAATTAAATTAGTTGGCGGCAAAATAATTATCCTGGATGAGGATAAATACAATAAGATCAAACATAAGGGTTTGTTCTTCACTGACCTAAGGTCTTGGGTTGTCTATGAGGGTAAGGCAGCTTAGTGTTTAGATACATAATTGAAGATAGCCCTGAATTTAATAGAAGAGTTATCAAATCCTATATACCTAGAAAAAGATCCAATTTTTGGATTTTTAGGGCCTTTAGCCCACTTTTTTTTCCATTTATTTAGCTTTACAGGGGGGTTTTAATATCCCCCTAATATGATCCCCTTACAGTAATTTAGTCTTTTTTACCCAATGTTTTGGGATAACCTGGAGTCTGCCGCAATCGCAGCCATCAAGGGCATCTTTATCCTTTAACAAGGTTTTTATTTTTTCTAATATTTTTTCAATGGTATTTTTTTCATCTAATACTTTCTTTAATTTAGGATCAATATCCGCAGCTAGGATTATATATTCTTTAGTCTCTAATAAGACATAGCCTATTGATAAAACAGTTTTAGGCTTCATCTTAATAGCATCTTGAATACTGTGCCAACCAGCACTTTCTTCATAGGTATCTAGCCATTCGATCTCAACCTTTGTTTCAGCCATTATTTTTTCTTTTTTTTATTTTTAAAACCTGACTTCATGTTGCTCCAGGCTGACTTAGATATTGTTGACTTTTTCTTTGATCGGCTTATGCCTAGTTTTTTTCTTCTATTAATGTTTTCGTATAAAGACATGATTATTTCTTGTATTTAACTTTCATGTTTTTTTTCTTAGCATATTTCTTAGCAGCTTCTTTTCCTTTTTTAGTGTAAGAAAAATGTTTAGTTCCAACTTTTGGCATATTACCTCCCTTGTCTGTTGTATGGTTTATAGCTTCTTCGCTTATCTTTATTCATAGTCGAAAAACTTATTCGGCCATCACCTATGGTTGTCTTTTTAACTACCGGCATAATAGGCTTTGTATCAGTTTGTTTTTTTGCCATTAACAATTCCACATTTTGCGAGACCAATAATTAGCTGATAATTTATCGTTCTTGCCTTTGATGCCACCGCTCCTGGCACAATAACTTTTCTTTCTACCTGGAATATTTTTTTTAATGCTCATATTAGGATCACCAAAGTTTATCTTTTTAACTTTGTCACCATCCTTTACAAAAACTTTAAACTTCTTAACATCACCTCTAAGGGGTTTATTAAGAGGAACTTTTTTACCTTGATAGTTTGCCATTTAAAACCACCTCTTTTTGTTTCTCAAAAGTTTCTAATAGTTCTTTGTCTCTTTTTATTCTTACATCGTGTTCGGCTCTTGCTTTTAATTTAACCATAACATCATCGACAGTCATATTTTCGATTTGTTGTCTAAGCTCGTGGTTTCTTTCGTGAGCTTTTTCTAATCTCTCTAATAAGAAGCCATTATGAGTTTTGACTTCTCTTAGTTCTTTTTTTGCTTTTCTTAATAAAGACTCTACTTCTTTTAAGGTACTCATTTCTTCTTACCCCCAAAAAATTTAGTAGCTCCTTTAATACCAAAACTAGCAGAAACAATTACACCAAGTGTGTACTTGTACCAATCTGGTGTCTTAGATAAAGCGTCAAAACCTCTTTCTACATAATCAACTGTAAAAGGAAGAAAACAAAGTAGTAGAGGTATAGAAAATAAAATAGTTAAGTATTCGTCTTTCCATGAGTCTTTAGTATTTTTAATACCTTCTAGATCCCATTCGATCTCACCCTTAATTTGTTTTTCCATTAAGGTAGTCTCGGCTTTTATCTTTGTAAGTTTTTGCTCTGACTCTAATTTTTTCTTTTCAACAAAACCTTTAACTACATCACCGGCAACTCCGATAAGCGGCTTTAATAACATAGTCCACATATTAAGACTCCTCTATTATTTGACAGATAGGTTCATATCTTGAAGTTAGTGTTCTATAAAGACGACTATCTCTAAGTTGATTAGCCATTTCTTTATAATCGCCATCTAGCATCGCTTGACGCATCTTGACGAATTGAAATAATTTTGGCTCACCGATGTTGTAGGCAACTTCTATAATGCAATCTTTAATAGCACCAGGTACTTCACAGCTGCCAATAAATCTTTCGGCAGCATGAAGATAAACTAAAAAATCTTTTTCAAATTGTTTCTCTAAAACATCTTTTGAATATTTAACTCCAGGCTCATAAGGATCACCATCAACGCATTTATGGCCATACCCAATAGTCATAAAGTCTTCTTTAATTTTACCATTAGGGCCATTGTACTCTAGGAAATATCCTGTATCAGAAAAGCCCTCTGATTTTTTAATTTTCTCTTTTACTTCTTGGTACATTCGAGTTCCTTTAATCTTTCATAAGAAATATTAGTGATGTCTTTTAATAAAACAGAAATGTTGCCAATATCTATTTCTGTTGGTGTACCAGGCTCTATATCTTTATATTCATCTCTAGTAAGGCTGATATAAAGTTTTCCTGATTGGTAAATTATTCTCATACTTGGCCAGTCCACTTTCCATCTTTATTTAAAAACATAGGGTGCAGCTGCGGTATTGAATTAATAATACTGCCACAAGATATTATTGGTCTTTTGATAAAGTTCTTTCCATATTTAAAAGCCTCATGATTAGGCTCAATACTTGAACCTACACACATGGCAAAATTTAAAGCTAGGGGATGTGAAAAAAGCTCAATAGATGCTTTTGTATGTTGATGACCGACGACTAAAGATAAACCTAATTCTTTAGCACTAGCTAAGACATTAGATTTAAAATGATGTGTAAAAAATACTTTATTCTTGTTAGGGAGGTTTAATATTAATTTATTATGCCATGTCCACTTCCAACTAGGATTTATGCCTAATATCTCATTTATATCTTTAATGAAAGAGTTAGGTATAGATGATTTTTCAGCTAATTTTTGTATTCGAATATCATGGTTACCCCAAATAATAGGCATTGGGCAATTAAATATTTTTCTTAGCTTTTTAATACAAGACCTGGCTTCTTCTAATTCATACTTAATATTTTTAAGCTCAGGGGAATGTAGGTGCTGACTAATGCTATGAGCATCAATCAAATCACCTATCATTAGAACCATTGTAGGCTTAATCTTTTCTTTTAGTTTTTTAATCCAACTAAAATACTCCTTTTTCTGATATGGAAAGTGACAATCCGACAGAACCAGGATTGATTTTGTATTGTACATACATCTCCTTTGTCTATCCCCCAGCAAACATCAATTCCTAATAAGGAAACTTTTTGTGTCGTTTAAAATAATTTACAGCGAACTCCCAATTATCATGGTATTCGTTTCTGCAATATGTTTCTAATCCTGTTTCGTAACCAAGTAATGCTTGTTTAAAAGTAGCATAAAACTTTTTTAATGTTGATATCATACACATCATGTTTGATTAATAATTTGTTTTACAATTATTAATAAAGCACAACAGCTATATCAAAATTAAATGATCTCTATTTTTTTTGTAGTACAAAACATAGTTAAATATAAATCAGGATTGTTAAACATTATTTTTGCAGATAATTCGTCAAAATCTTTTTTACATTCTTGAACTGTGTCATAGTAAATTTTTTGATTAACAGTTTGAAAACAAGTTTTATCTAAGGGTAAAGTAGCAGATTGCATACATACCCATAGAACAAGAAATACTTTCATCTTTCTTTAATAAGATAAGACTCAATCCACATAATCTTTTCTTTAATGACAGCGATGTCTTGTTGCATTTGAGCAATAGAATTTACCTTTTGTTCTAAGGCATCTAATCTTTGAGATCCCATACCCCAACTCATACTAATAGAGGCAATAATAACTATGTAAGGTAATATGGTTTTAAAATCGATGTTCATTTGGTACTCGCTGACATATTATTTAAAGGATTGTTTAAGGCTTTGTTTATTTTATCAGATATCTCTTGCTCCAAGAGTTTAAAGTCATCTGATATTTCTCTTTCATTTGCTTTGACTCTATCTTCGATATCATTAACAATTTTATCAATGTTTCTAATATCATCTTTCATTAGTTTAATGTCACTTCTTAGATCATTTTTAAGAGATTGGGCTACATCATTAACAAGGGAAACTTCCTCTAATACAGAGGATATTTCTGATTTTAATACAGCTAGTTCTTCTTCAATATAAGATAGATTAGGAGCAGTGTACTCCTGTATCTTTTCTTTCATATCAAGATAATCTTTGTAAAATTCAAAGCCTCCCCACAAAGCACCACCCAAAGTACCAAGCAGAGAGATAATAATAAGTATTTTACCACCTTTAACTTTAATTCCACCATATTCAATTTCTGCCATATTGTTGATTTACCATTTCTTCCATGAGTCGATCTTGGGCTAAATCAAATAAACCACCATAAGGATCGTCTATTGTGACTAGCAAATAGTCATCGACATTATTGTCTAAAATTACCTTTGACTCGTAGTTATTAAATTCGTTTGTATCTGTTAGTTGAGCCATAACAGCAAGTTTGATATTCGATAAAGCTATTTGATCGCCTTGCTCGGCTACTTGTTCGATTATTTTTGCACCAATCGTTTCTTTTGTTTCTTTAACTTGAGCAACTTCTTGGTCAGGTTCTTCTTCATTAGTGGGTTCTAGGGTATCTTCACTAGACTCCATTTCTAATTCTACAATTTCTACATCGACTTCCATGTCATTTTCAAATGTAGTAATTTCCATTTGCATTTCGCCTGTGTCCATTTCTACAATTTCAAAGTCCATTGTAAGAACATCATCGAAAGTATTTATCTCAATAGAAAAATCTGCAACAATTTCAGGTTCATAGATAAAATCATCTAAGGGTGGAATATACTTATAGTCATATTCGTACTCTGTTGTATTAAGAGCAGTTTCTATTTGAGTAGTGATAATTTGCTCAATAGTTGAGATCACTTGTGTAATTGAATAATAATCAATCGACACATTAAAATTATAAGCATCTAAAGACCAATAATAACCATTAGGATCACTACCATAGAAAGTAGAATACAAAATAGTATTGGTGCTATAATCGTTCTCATCAACAGTAAGACCTAAACTAAAATTATTTGTACCTTGATTAAGTAACCAACTATAAGTTGTTTGTGTGTCATACCCTGTGTTGGGATCTACAACTTTTAAGGTTATAGACCAAGTGGCAGAGTTTGTTGATGCGTAAACACTATTAGAGGCATTAACATCAAAACCATAATTAATTTCGTCTTGTGTTAAAAATTCATTTAAGTTTGTTTGATATTGATACCCACCATCAGTCGATATATGAGAATCATCCCAATTTATAGTGTGACTACCACACCCATTAGGATCGTAATAAATTCCTGTGCCTTGAGTCGTACAAGTGACAGTACCATTACTTAAATTATTATTATTAATAATATCGCCTGTGGTTTCTTCCACAGTTTCATAAGTGGTCGTTGTTACTTGTTGAGTAGATTGTACATCTTCAACAATAGTTTCTGTATATATATAAGTGTAGGTAGTTTCTTCAAAATCACCTACCAACTCAGTAGAACTATCTGATAAGACAGATTGTAGGGTAACGCTTGTAACAACACCACCACTGGGGCCAGTATCTCCAACATAATATCGTTGCTCGTATGCCTTAGAATAAGAGGAAGCCAGTAGAGATAGCGAGAAGTATGCCACCACCCACAAGATATTTTTTAACATTGGACTCCTTTTTATAATCAGGTCTTTCTGTTGGGTGAGAATCCCAATAGGCTTGAGCAGTTTCGCCAATAGTTCCGTATGCTGGGCAAGGAGTTCCAGCCATTTCCATAGCATTAAAAACTCGTGGATCTTGACATAGAACAGAAACACCAGCAACTTTCATTCCCATACCATATAAGGCACGAGATAATTTTAATCGTTCACAAGTGATATCATTAACAGTAGAGCCTTTAGCAAAACCAAATATTTGTGTCTGTAAAGCTACTGATCCACCTGAGGTACATACATCTTGATTATTCATTACCACACTAGGAGCATTAGCCGTACTAGGTGATTTATCGACAGTGGTAGTACCAGTGACTGTAGAAGAAACAGTATTTGTTTCTGCATTGGAATCTACTGCAAAGGTGCAAGACACCAATAGAAATAATACCAATGCTAAATATTTCATTTATGGTTTCGGGTGGTCTGACTTAACTTCTGCTATCTTATCTTTCCAAGTTGTAGTGCCATTGACACTATCCCAGTATTGCATATCTAACTGGTCTTGTAAGGAAGGATAAGCACTGGCTCTATCTCTTTGATACTGATTGTTGTCATACTCAGTCTGGAGTAAGGCTTTCTCAGCACTGACTTCTGACCATGTATAAGGCTTCGTATCAGAGAAGATAGCAGTACCATTAGCATCTGCACCTGAAACAAAATCAACACCACTGTTGTATTCTGCTTCATTGGTTGGCTCACCTCTTACAACAAACTCATGGCTATTGCCACCTTTTTTGTTGAGAGATTGTATTGCTGTTGCTATATCTGTCATTGTTTTCTCCTTTTAAATTTCATTATGCTAGTACCTCCATAGCTGTAAATACTCCTGTTGCTCCGTCTGGAACTCCACTACCTAATTCCCCACCAGTAGGATTAAGATAAATATTCAAACTTCCAGATTTTTTAAAGTAAACATTATAAGTTAAAGAAGATGTAGAACTAGGACTATCTAAGTGTTGAAATGTCGTTGGTATATACCTATCAGGTGTACTGATAGTAAACATACCATGATTAGAACCACCTAAATTTGTTGTTCCTCTAAAAAATCCAACATAACCATAAGGGTCTGTATTAATATAAACATTACAGCTTAAACTTAAAAATACTTTTGATGATGTTGAACTGGGTGTGATTGAAACACTAAAACCACTTGATGTTAATGTAGATGAACTTGTAACTACTGTAGTTGTTAATGGTGTACTTACCACTTGACCAATCTTACCTACATCAACACCACTAGGCAAAGCAGTAACAGAACTGATTGATTGATTATTTAATCTGATTAATGCCATTATGCTAGTACCTCCATTAGAATTATAGAACCAGTACCATTTGGTCTAAATAAACTTGAAGCATTTAAAGTTTTTGCATACAGATTATATGTTTGACTGCTTGTTGAATTAGGTGAATGTAATGTTTGTATGCTACA